AGGATCCCCTCTACATTCGCATCCGAAACTTGGTTCTTTCGGAGCAAGCCCGCAGAGAACTTCAGGCGGCGGGCATGGAAACCTTCGAGGAGTCAGAGGATTTCGATATCCCTGACGACCCAATCGACCCTCTCACGCCTTATGAGCGTGAATTCGATCCTGAAATCATCGCGACCAAAGAGGAACTCATGGAGGTCCGCCGTCGCGACCGGATCGATCCGCAATGGCGGGAAAAGATGGAGGCTGCGGCTGCGCCTCCTGCTCCCTCTCAAGAGCAAAATCAAACAACCTCAGCGGGCGACCAGCCCGCTTCCGGTATGAAGCCGGCTCAGCCGGCGTAATCGGGCGCGAAGCGCCGCTAAGTGATCACTCTCGATGATCACTGTTGTAGGTGACACCAGAAGGAAAATCAGGAGGCTGAAAGTGTCAAAAAAGGGAAGTCGGAAGACAACCATAAATAGTTACGAGTCCTTGCGTGTTGCTGCTGCCAACACTAGCCATGCTGCAAGGCTCATCACGTATCAGCCCCTGTTAACGTCACCTCAACTAACACTCTTGGAAGATCGGCGGAGGTTCTACCCCGACGACTTCCGACCCCCGGCGGCGATTTATAAATCGGCAACTCAGCCTGTGGCTCGCCTCAGCTACTCGAAGAGGCCGGGGGTCAAATACTCCTTCCGTCCAAAGCAGACCAAAGCTGTCATAGCGTTTAAGGCCCCAGAGGCCGTCGCTGTCTGCGTTCGTCGTAAAGTTCGGAAGGAGATCATGCACGCCATGGGCAAGGCTGGCGGCAAAGTCCGCAAGCCGAAACACAATTCCCTCTCAAAATATAGGTGCTGATATGCCTCTCCCCTGGGGACCGATCCTAGGAGCCGTCGGCAATGTTGCCGGTGGGCTCTTCGGCATGGCTGGCGCTAATAAGGGCGCGAAAGCGGCCATTAAAGGCGCAAAAATCAACGCGAAGGCTGCTAAGTGGGCTTCGCGGCAAAATCTCAAGTTCCAAAAACTCTTCGCTAAGAAGGGTATCCAGTGGCGGGCCAACGATGCCCGCAAAGCGGGGTTTCATCCCTTGGCTGCCCTCGGCGCTTCCGGGGCCACTTTCTCACCCAGCTTCACGACCGGCTCTCCTGGTGACGGTCTTATTAATGCTGGGAATCAATATGCGGCGGCGGGTGCTTCTATGGGTCAAGGCATTTCCCGCGCCGCTACTGCGCTGGGCGATATCGAGGATCGGAACGACGAGTTCACTGCCCAGGCTCAAAGGCTGCAACTGGAAAATCTGCATCTGCAGAATGCTCTTCTCGCGTCGAAGGTGGCGACCGAGAATCAGCCTGGAAATCCGCCACCGATGTCAACGAATAGGTGGCTTATCGATGGTCAGGGTCAAACTCAAAAGCTTGCAGCCTCTTCTCCCCTGGTCGCGGATAAAGCGTTACAGCGTACCGCATCCGATCCGGCGCAAAAGTGGTCTGAGCCGGGTGCTGTCAATGACCTCGGATGGACGCGTACTAAAACCGGTCTTGCGCCGGTTATGTCGACGGACGCCAAGGAAAGGCTCGAAGAGGATTGGATCGGTGGTCTTACATGGAACCTTCGGAACCGAGTCCTTCAGAACCTTCAGATTGGTCTGACTCCGCCTTATCCGGCTCCTGAAGGTCAAGTTTGGAAATACAATCCTCTGAAGCAAGAATATCAGTTGTGGGACGAGAAAAGTTTGCTTCGGTCCCACTTTAAACCGGCTGCGAACACCACCGCCGCAGAAGAGGCGTACCGCCGTCGGCGGCACTTCTACAATAATACTGGGCTTTAGGTCATGAAGTGTCGCAATCCGTATATAAAAGACGGTGCTGCGTATGGCTGTGGGCAATGTATGCCTTGTCGGATCGATGCTAAGCGGGTTTGGACTTCCCGCATTATGCTCGAATCCTTCATGTATTCTGATAACGTCATGGTCACGTTGACCTATGACGATGATCATCTGCCTGCTGATGGCAGTTTGGTGCGTAAGCATCCTCAAGACTTCCTGAAACGTCTCAGGAAGTCTTTTTCACCATATAAGTTTCGGTTTTTCGGCTGCGGCGAGTATGGCGAGAAAAACATGCGTCCGCATTATCATATTATCTTGTTTAACTATCCGAATTGCCTGAATGGGCAATCGCTTTACAGTAAAATACATAAAAATTGCTGTAAAGTCTGCGATCATGTCAGAGATACTTGGGGGTTTGGGGGTGTTTTCTTAAATGAGGTCAATAATAGCACCGCCCAATACTGCGCCGGGTACGTCACGAAGAAGATGACGGCTAAAGATGACCCGCGTCTTAAGGGTTTGTACCAGGAATTTCCAATGTATAGCTTGCGTCCTGGCATCGGCGCAGACATGATGTGGGAAGTAGCTGACTCGCTGCTTCGTTTTAATCTCGTAGACAGGATGGCTGACGTGCCGTCAGCCCTCCGAATCGGAAGTAGATTGATGCCTATTGGCTCATACCTACAGAGAAAGTTGAGAGTATATGTCGGTCGTTCCCCTGAGGCTCCGGAGGAAACTCTCAAAGCTATCAAAGAAGAATTGCGTCCTCTGCGTGAGGCTGCATTCGATAATTCGCGGTCGTTCAAGAAGGAGGTTATTAGAGCGTCTGACCAAGCGGTCTTAAACATGCAAGCAAAACAGAAACTCTTCACTGCCAGAAAGGATTTGTTATGAAGAGGTCTAAGTTCTCCCTGTCGCATTACAAGCTTATGTCGTTCAACATGGGTCCGCTCTACCCAATCACCTGGTTTGAGGTGTTACCAGGTGACTCGATCCAGATGGCGACCCAGGGCATTGTTCGGGCTTCGCCTCTCCTGGCGCCGGTGATGCACCCGGTCTATACGACCATCAAGTATTATTTCGTCCCGTTTCGGTTGATCTGGGAAGATTTCGAAGACTTTATTACCGGTGGTGATGATGGCATGGATGCCAGTGTCTTTCCCACCGCTACTGTACCTTGCGGCGTTCATTCGCTCGGTGATTATCTCGGCTTGCCCGATACTACTTCTCACACGATCATCACCAATGTTCTTCCGTTTCGGGCTTATACACTCATTTATAACGAGTGTATCCGGAATACTCATGTGCAGGACCCGCTTCCTCTTAGCATTGCTTCGGGTAGCGATCTCACTACGAACACCGGCAAGGTGTCGGATAATTGGGATCGCGACTATTTCACGTCGGCGTTGCCCTATCCGCAAACTGGGCCGACAATTTCGGTCCCTATCGGATCGGACTTTTCGACCGTCCAGATGCGGGCGAATAGCGATCCTCTTAACGATCGCGATCTTAGGGCCGCGGCTGGGACCGAGGCCCTTTTTCTTACCGGCGCCAACCTGGGCGCCGACACTGCCGTCAAATTCGGCACTAATACCGGTCTGGTGGCGCGCCTCGAGGCGTTGCGTGAGGCGTTCGCCATCCAGCGGTTTGAAGAGGCTCGAGCACGCTATGGAACACGGTATATCGAATATTTGCGTTACCTGGGAGTTCGTCCAGGAGACGCGCGACTTCAGCGACCTGAGTATCTTGGTGGTGGTCGAGAAACAGTTCAGTTTTCAGAAGTCCTTCAGACTGCCGAGGGCGAAGACCCGGTCGGCGATCTCAAGGGCCATGGAATTGCGGCGATGCGTTCGAATCGCTTTCGGCGACACTTTGATGAACATGGGCTCGTCATGGCCCTGATGTCTGTCAAGCCCAAGGGTATGTATACCCAGGGCGGCCAGCGCTTCTGGCGGAAGCGCACAAAAGAGGACTTCTGGCAGAAGGAGCTCGAAAACCTGGGCATGCAGGAAATCACGTCCGGCGAGGTTAATCTCGCTGGCTCTGATGACCAGGGCGTTTTTGGCTACCAGGACCGCTATGAAGAATATCGGCGGGGCCTGGACGGCATTGCCGGTGAATTTCGCACTTCTGCCCTCGACTACTGGCATTTCGCCAGGGACTTCGGGACCGATAGTCCGACGCTTAATGATGCGTTCGTCTCGTGCCTTCCCGTCGAGACTCCGTTTGCCGTACCAACGCAGGATGTAATGTACGGCATGTTCAACCATTCAATCCAAGCGCGCCGTCTCGTTGGGAGCGGCGGCACTTCGTTCGTTCGTTAAGGAGAAACGTCATGGGTAAGTTTCGTCAGAAGTATGAGTCTGCTAAGGCCAAGGCTATCGAGTTCGTCCGTGGTGACGGCACCATCGGCGGCGAGATTGTCGGCCGCCAGGAAAAGCTTGACCGGACGCCTGTTGCGCCTCCGGTCGGCTATATGAGGGA